GTTAAAAATTGCGCATGTCAGCTGCGGTTTTGCTCGCACCCGGTGACGTGATCCAACGTTCGACCGAGGAATTAAGACAGAGACAGATTCAAATCCACTTAGTTGATTGGGAAAAAGAGGATAAGGGGAGGAAGGAGGAGACCGAGGAGAGAAGCGAGAGCGGGGGACAAAAAGAAAAAGAAAAAGAAAAAGATGAGGAGACGCCATCGAAAAGGCGCGAAGAGAAGAAAACAGATGAGAAAGATGCAAATGAAGATGAGGTTCGACGCGTGGATGCTCCAATGGGACATAGACCAAGCGATTATCGATCTGGAGAACGCGAGAAGGGACCTAGTGACGGAGGAAGAGATAAGGTTAAGGGAGGAGATAGAAATGATGCGACAAGAACTGGAGGCAATGGGACGGGAGGAGGAAGATGGTTAGTCGGAAGCGAAGAGATAGCACAATGTCTCCAGAATAGGTACGGAGTGAGTATTCCAGTGTATAAACCTGGAGCAAATGGTACGTTTATTAATCTGGAAAAGTCGCTACAGAAAGAGCTGGGGTTCTCACGTGAGATGGCAGCGGAGCAGACGGAAGCGCTTCGCACCATAAAAAGTGAACTAAAGAAGCGTAAGATGGCCAAACCCCACGCAGTGAAGAATGATGTATCACAAAAGAGTGATAAGAAATGGGGAAAAGGAGAGGGAAATGATGGGGTTAAGAAGGGAGAAGGGAAAGACACTGATAAGCATGAGGACCAAGATCATGATGATGACGAGGGGGGGAAGATGATAGCAGAATCATCGGTATCGTCATCAGAACGTACTCCAGATTTAGCTGTGGAGGATGTGATGAGCCAAAAGAAATTACTATCAATGATAGGTGGGGGTGAGAAGCGTGATGAAACAATACGTGCAAGGGAAACATCGGTAATGCTAGTGTCAAATTCAATCGATGATGTGGCACATGCGACTGCGTACTTCACCGCACCAACAGGTGACACAAAATGGAAGGAGGTAGCGCGGGCGGCAGCAAAAAAATCAAATATCATGGCTTATACATCGGAGGAAGGTGACATCAAGAAGAATTTCCTTCATTTAATTGATCATCTCTAAAGGGTCAGGGCTGCTGCTTCGTGGCACGGGCGCAATTTCAACTTAC